GCATTTAAAATAAATTAAAATAATTAAGATATGGCAGATTTAGATATAGATGATATAAAAAAGAAAAAGGTAAATATTTCAATAGAAAACCTAATTATGATAGCTGTTGGAATTTTTACACTTGTAGGTATGTGGTTTGCACTTCAAGGCGATATTGAAGAAGCAAAGAAACTACCTGAACCAGAGGTTTCAAGAACGGAGTATGATCTGAAAGATCAATTAATTAGAGAAACTATTATGTCAACACAAGAAAAAGTGGAAGATAATGGGGATAAGTTAAAAGAGATTGATGATAAATTATATGAAATAATAAAGAAATGAAAAACTTAATATTATCATTGTTTTTGATGTTTAGTGGGTTGTTATACTCCCAAGACATTACACTTGTTCATTTTAATTATAAATGGAACTCTAGCAATACATATAAAGGTCTTGATAGATTAAGAAACGCAAAAATACAATATGCTTATGTTGAGGATCAATCTGATGCTTTAAAGGGATCAATTAAAAGTGTTCCAACAATAATGATATACAAAAATGGTAAACCAGTAGGAAAGTTTGAAGCAGGTTTACAAATGAAGATTCTAGTAAGACTAGAGGATATACAAGAGGAGATTAATAAACACAATGAATAATTTTGAGCCAACAATACTAGGAGTATTAGTATTTGCTATGTCAGTAGCAGAGATAAATGATGTACTTCAAGTTGTGCTTTTAGTTATGACGATAGTTTATACAGGTTATAAAATTTTAGAATTAATAGATAAAAGAAAATAGTTATGGTAAGAATATTAAGATGGTTAGCTAACAAGCTAGAAAAATTTAACAACTACATATCAACTAAATGGAACAATTGGTTGAAGAAGATAAAGATGTAATAAGTGGATCGTATAAGTAAACATATATCTTATAATGAAGCTATTAAATCAAACACAGCTCTCAGATTAAACATAGACAACTCACCAAGCGAATATCATACAACAAATATGGTTGGTATTGCTACAAATATATTTGAACCTTTAAGAGAATGGGTTGGTGGTGCAATAAAAATAAACTCTATGTTCAGATCTGAGGAATTAAATAAAGCAATAGGTGGTAGTTCAAAATCACAACATTGTCAAGGAAGAGCAATTGACTTAGATGATACATTTGGTCATAAAACTAACGCACAAATGTTTCAATATATTAAGGATAACCTAGATTTTGACCAACTAATATGGGAGTTTGGTGATGAAAACAATCCAGATTGGGTTCACGTTTCTTATGTTAGTGAGAATGAAAATAGGGGAAGATGCTTAAAGGCATATAAAGAAAATGGTAAAACAACTTATAGTGTGATATGATAACATCATTAAACGCAATAAGTTCTTAAACATAGTAGGTTAATATGAAATTTATACAAAAGTTATTTAAAAAGATAGAAGATCTTTTGTATGAAAAATATCCACATTTAACAAAACATATGAAAAAGAAATGAGTAAAAAGAAATTGAAAGATACAGCTGTTGGTAAATTTTTAAGTGGAGCTGGATCTGAAATAATAGGTTCGTTGGGAAATGTACTCCCAGATAAAGGGGTTTTTGGTGTAGTTAAAAACCTTATTAAGAAAGATCCTGATCTACCTTTAGAAGATAAAGAAAGAGCATTAGCATTATTACAGCAAGATACAATAGAAATGGAAGAAGTATCTAAACGCTGGGCGAGTGATATGCAGTCGGATTCGTGGTTGTCTAAAAACACAAGACCACTCGCTTTAATATTTTTAACTATTTCTATGGTATTATTAATATTTGTTGATTCAATGGGGGTAAATTTTGATGTTGATAGTGGATGGGTAGATCTTTTAAAGTCACTGCTTATTACAGTCTATGTAGCATATTTCGGTTCCAGGGGTGCTGAGAAGTTTAAAACTATTAGCAAGTAGTGGCAAGGGTAAAAAGACCAAAAGTATTTATTTATATCCCACCAAGAAGAAAAAAGCGACCTGGAGTACACTCTAAAAATGCTTCTAAAGGTCAAAATGGTTACAAAAAAAAATATAGAGGACAAGGTAAAAAAAGATAATTTATGGATATAAACCACAGAGGTTGTATTGCAGAATATAAATTTGCAAATGAGTGTATGGAAAGGGGAATTGAAGTTTCTTTTCCTTTATTACATTCTTCAATTTATGATTGTATTATTGATTATAAAGGTAAACTTTTAAAGATACAAGTAAAGTCAACTGGTAAAGATTTAGCTAAGAATAGAAGCACTGTACAAGTATCTTTTCACGGTAATTATCCAAAAGATAAAGTAGATTACTTTGCTATATATGTTGATCTTTATAAAGGGTTCTTTATTTTTAAAAACAATGGATCTCAACAAAGTATTAGGTTAAGTATGGATAATGCAAATTCTAAATACTATAATAACTTTATCTTTGACTAATTAAAAAAGAAAAGAAAGAAAAAGTAACCAAAAAGAAAGAAAAGAAAAAGTCCTGGTAGAAAAAGAAAATTCAATAGTTATCTGATCCAACAATATTTCTATTGAAGTTTGTAACTTTTTTTGTAGATTTACAACTACATTGACGCAAATATACAAAAATGGATGATATAAAAAATTTTAATGTTAGGTCAATTAACAAAGATCAAACTAAAGAGTGGTTAAGGTATAAGCATTATGCTAAAAGAATACCACCTATGAGTTATACATTTGGTTTGTTTAATGATAAAGAATTAATTGGTGTTTGTACTTATGGAACTCCTATATCTAAAGAATTGTGTAATAATGCTTGTGGCGAAAAATATAGAGATTGCGTCATTGAACTTAATAGGTTGGTTGTAGAAGACAATTTGCCAAAGAATAGTTTATCTTTTTTTGTAAGTCAAACATTTTTTTTATTACCTAAACCTAAAATCATTGTAAGTTATGCTGATACAAAACAAAATCATACAGGATATATATATCAAGCTACTAATTGGATCTACACTGGCTTAACACAAAAGAATTATGATTGGAAATTAAAAGGTACAAATAAACATAGTAGGACACTTAATGGTCAATATAATGCAGAGTATATGAGTAATCACCCTGATAGGTTTGAAAAAGTTGCTAGATCTCAAAAGCATAGATATTTTATGATTTTAGCTAGTAAGAAATTGAGGAATAATTTAATCAAAAATTTAGGTTACCCTAAACAACCCTATCCTAAAGGAGATAATAAAAGGTATGATTCTAGTTATAAAATAACAAAACAATTAAATATGTTTTAATGGAAGACTTGAGGTATTTTACATTCGATGAATTTGATTCTCCTGATTATCCAGGTAGTGGTGAAAAGTTTATGGATCGTGAATTTGTTTATTGTTTAGATGAAGCGAGAGATATTGCAGGAATACAATTTAAAATAATATCAGGTTATAGAACTCCACAAGAAAATTTAAAGTCAGGAGGTCTATCAAACTCTAGTCATCTTATTGGTAGAGCAGCTGATATACATTGTACTCACATAGGGAAAAGATTAAAAATAATTGAAGCACTTTCAATGGTTGGTTTTCAAAGGTTTGGAATAGCAAAAGATTATATTCACGTAGACAATGACGATCAAAAACCTAATTCAATTTGGTTATATTCGTAAATTTTATATATATTTGTTGTAAATTAAATTTATAATGAATATTACAGAAAAGTTATTAGCAATTCAAAGTGAACTTAAAGCACCAAAGAATCAATATAATTCTTTTGGTAAGTATAAATATAGGAGTGCAGAGGACATTCTTGAAGCTATAAAGCCACTTACAATTAAATACAAACTTACTTTAAAAATGAGTGATGAACTTAAAATGTTAGGCGATCACTTGTTTATTGAAGCAACCGCGAGGTTAGTAGATTGTGATTCTATGGAAACACAAATAGAATCATCAGCTCAAGCAGTATTAGACTTTACTGCTAAAGGGATGCAACACCCACAAAGAACAGGTGCTGCTTCATCTTATGCTAAAAAATATGCTCTTGGTAATTTGTTTCTATTAGATGACACGAAAGATTCTGATGCAACAAATACCCATAATAAAGCAGAAAAAAAAAGCATAGATAATAATAAGCCACTTTTAGAATCAAATACAAATGCTTTTGTTAAAGCTATGGAGTTTCTAAAAAATGGTGGGGAAATAGATAAAATTAGAGAGAAATATAGAGTATCTCTAGCATTAGAAAAAGAACTTTTAAATCAATAATAATATGAGTGTACTAGCAAGTATTGGTATAAAGGGTAAAGATGGTAATTATAAAAATTACACTATATCTATATCTGATTATACAAACGATTATGGACAAAATGTTTCTATGTATGAGGAACAAACCAAAGAGGAAAGAGATAACAATTCTCCAAAAAAATACATTGGCAATGGCAAAGTTTTTTGGACTGATGGTAAAGTCCAAGTTGCAGAAAAGCAAGTTGAAACCACTACAAGTGAAAAGGAAGAAGACTTACCTTTTTAACGAGTAGTTTGTTATTTTAATTAGTTTTATATAAGTGTAGGGGGGATGTAGTGTTCCCCCTTTTTTTTATGGAAGAAGTAATAATAGATAAAGAAGAATTAGAGATCCTACAACAAAAATCAATTATGTTGGAAAATATGTCAGCTTGGTTTGTAAGCTATGTATTTGATAAATACCAATACACAATTAAAGATATTACCCCTTTTTTTATTTATTGGTTTTTTATTAACAAGTTAGAAAAAGCTATAACTTTTTCATCGGAAGAACATTATGCTAATTTAAAAACAAATATATTTGCATTTAACATAGCTAATGGAAATGACAACGAAGATCTAGATGAACTTATGGATCTAATAAAACAAGAAGTTAATAATACTATAAATGCAGAAGACTCAAAAATCAAAACAAGCAATAAAGAAAAAGTTTGAGAAGATACTTGAAGAAAGTTATGTTGATGCAAATGAAATTATTAAAGAACCTCCTGTAGCATTATCAAAAGGTTTAACTCAAAGTGGCGAACACATCCCAATAGGAACTTATGGCAATTTTAGTTTTATTGCAGCAGGTCCTAAAAGTAAAAAAACATTTTTAGTAAGTTTATTAGCATCAGCCTATATGGGATCTCACGAAACATATGTAAAAGATATTCGTGGGTTTAGGGGGAATAAAAAAGTTGTTCATTATGACACGGAACAATCAAGATACCACGCACAAAAAACATTTAATAGGGTACATAGAATGTGTAAGGATGCAAGTGATTATATTCCATTTGCTTTAAGACAATATAGCCCAGAGGAAAGATTAGAGTTTATAGATTGGCATATTAATACTATTGATAATTTAGGTTTAGTTATCATTGATGGTGTTGCTGATCTACTTAATGATATAAATGATTTAGAGAAGTCCAATAAAGTTATTCATTATTTAATGAAATGGACATTAAATTTAAACATACATATCATTACTGTTATTCATAGTAATTTTTATAATTCAAAAGCAACTGGTCATTTAGGATCATTCTTAGAGAAGAAGACTGAAACTCAAATAGGATTGACGGTTGACTCAAGTAATTCAAATGTTGTTTTAGTGGAATGTAAAAGAAGTAGGGGGTTTCCATTTAAGAGTTTTTATTTTGAAGTAAGACAAAATCTCCCAATGATACTTGAAGACCTTAATAAAAAAAATAACTTTCCATTTTGATTTTAACTTTAGAATATAATATTCGACCACTAGCACACCAATCTTTTAGAATTGGTAGGAATGGAATAAAGTACAAACCAAAAAAAGTTAAAGATTATCAAAACATTATACAGATCTTAACAATAGAACAATTACCCAAAGATTTTAATATAATACCTAGTGGCTCTACAATTTTTGTAAATTACATAGAGTATATATATGCCTACCCAAAGAGTATGGCTAAATATAAAAGGGAAAAGAAGCAATTTAAGACAACCAAACCTGATTTACAAGATAACCTTAACAAAGCATTTTTCGATGCGTTAGAGGGGTTAATATATGAACAAGATCAAAATATTGTGGTTATAAATAAGATGAGTAAGTTTTATGGTGAGTTCGACAAGATAAAGGTTCAATTTGAATATATTATATGACTATACAATTTGAGTGGATTAAGGGCTTTATTATAGGTATTGATTATGTAGAAGACATAGAGATACTACCAGATGAGTTTGCTGATTTGTTGAGAATACATTTAGGCATTTTATGGATCAATATATTTTTTATAAGATGATGGAAATGTTAGCTAAATATCATCATTTGTGGGTAGCTATGGGAATATCTATTGGAATAAGGAGAGATTTAGTAGAAGATTTTGTGCAAGAAATGTATTTGCGACTTAATAAATACATAAAGAATCCAAATAAAATAATGTATAATGATAAAGAACCTAATAAGTTTTACATATATGTTACAATAAAAAATTTATGGAACACTTATCTTAAAGATAAAGCTAAACATCGTATGATGAGTATAGATGATATAGATGTTGTTTATGAACTTGTAGATAATTCAAGTAGCTTACCTGAGAAGTTTAATAAAGAGAAAGCACAAGACATTTTAATAAATAACATTCATAGCGAAGTAGATAATTGGGATAGATGGTACGATCAGAAGTTATTTAAAGTGTATTATGAGACTGATATAAGTATGAGAAAACTAGCTAAAGACTCTCGCATATCAGTAACATCAATATTCAATAGTTGTAAGAACTACAAAGAAATATTAAATTCAAAGTTTTCAGAGGATTTCCAAGATTATATAAATGGGGATTTTCATTTAATTAAAAATAAAGATTATGAGCAAAATTCCAAACAAACCAAAAGATAAAAGAACAAAGGCATATAAAGAGTGGGTTGCTAAATATGAAAGCAATTCATCTGGTCTTGGTGATACAATAGAAAAGATAACTAAAGCTACTGGGGTTAAAAAAGTAGTTAATAAAGTATTTGATAAACTAGGAAAAGATTGTGGGTGCGATGATCGTAAAAAATCATTAAATATAGCATTTCCATATAATAAACCTAATTGCTTTAATGAAGAAGAATATAATTATGTAGGAGATTATCTTAATTTAAACACCGACACGGTTACATCAGAACAACAAACTAAATTACTATCTATATATAATAGGATCTTTAATACAAAAGATGAACCCACAAGTTGTGGTTCTTGCTTTAGAAGTAAGATTGATAGATTAAAATATGTATATGACAAATACAATGGTTGAACAAGATTTGTTTAATTATTTAAAAGAAAATTTATATCCTGACCTAGTGATGAGTTTAAGTCCTATAAGTAGGTGGGATTGTTATAGCAAAAAAAGACAACATAGAATAGAATTAAAGTGTAGGAAAAATCATTATGAAGAATTAGTTATAGAGAAAGGTAAGTTTGATGCTATGATTAGAAAAGCTAATGAAAATTTTGATGTTCCTATATATATAAATTCAACACCAAAGGGCATTTATAGTTGGAATTTATTTTATGTTTACCCAGATTGGTCTTATAAAGACTTGCCTAAAACTACTGATTTTAATGATAATAATATGATTCCTAAAGAAATAGCTATGTTGCCTATTTGTGATGCAGAAATATTATTTGTAAATTAGATGTATATAAAAACAAAATGGCTAAAAAAAATCATCAGATCAGAAAAGAAATGCCAATCTATTCAGGGGTAATAAAATATTTCCCACTTGCTTTAAAGTATATATCTAAAGTAAGTTTAGCTGGTAATCAACAACACCACCCAGATAAACCATTACATTGGGATAGATCTAAAAGTCAAGATGAGTTAGATGCACTTGTAAGACATTTAATAGACGCAGGTAAGTTAGATGATGATGGATTATATCACGATGCTAAAGTTGCTTGGAGAGCATTAGCTAATTTAGAAAAGCTATTAGAATCATTAGAGGAATAATATGATAAATCTTTACAATGGAGATTGTCTTATCTTTATGAAAGATATGAAAGACAATCAATATGATTTAGCTATTGTTGATCCACCTTACGGGTTGAGAAGATTTAATCGTAAGGATGGTGGAACTTCAAGAGTATTTACATTTGGTGATGTAGATAAGAATTGGAATAATGAGAAACCTACTAAAGAATATTTTGATGAGTTGTTTAGGGTATCAAGGAATCAAATAATATGGGGTGCTAATAATTTTGAGTTACCTCCTAGCGAATACTTTTTATGTTGGAACAAAGAGCAACCACTACCAAACTTCGCTACATTAGAATATGCGTGGGTTAGTATGGGATTAAAGAAACCAGCGAAACTATTTACATATAATATTTATAAGCATCAAGGAGAACAAAAAGTGCAAGGTAAAATTAACCCAGCTCAAAAGCCAATTGCTTTGTATGAATGGATTTTAATGAACTATGCAAAGGAAAATGATATAATATTAGACACTCATTTAGGTAGTGGATCAATAGCGATAGCTTGTCATAATTTAGGATTTTCTTTAGATGGTTATGAAATTGACGAAAAATATTATAAATTAGCATTAAAAAGATTTACAAATTACACAAAACAAATAAGAATAGATTATGATTAAATTACTAGACGACACGGAATGGGAAGAAAAAGAACTAATTGATAGAATGTATGATGATTCTTTTTATTATGATTATCTTGGCAAAGCTAGTTTATCATCCAGTAGGATAAAACCTTTAGTTAAATCACCACAAGCATATGAAAAATCTTTGATAGAACCAATATCAAACGAGAAAGCATTAAGGGATGGCAGGTTATTTCACACTTTGTTATTAGAATATGAAAAGGTAGCAGATAGATATATGTTTATAGATTCTTCTACAAGAACAACTAAAAAGTTTAAGGAGTGTGAACTAGAGAATCAAGATAAAGAAATAATGTTAAACAAGGAGTTAGAGCAAATGTCATATCTTCTTGCAAGGGTTGAAGCTAATTATATGGCGAGTGAATTATTGAGAGAGGGGTTGGCAGAAGTACCGATGGTCGGTAATATATTTGGTTTCCCGTTTCGTGGGAAAGTAGATTATATAAAGAATGATCTAATTATAGATGTTAAAACAACTTCTTCTTTAGATGGTTGGGGTTATGCTGCGAAAAAGAAATGGCACTATGACCTGCAAGCATACATATATACAGAATTATTTTCAATACAAAACTTTACTTTCTTAGTTATAGATAAAAGCACTTCGGAAATTGAGAGGTGGGATGTTAGTCAAGAAACTCTTGAGATTGGTAAGCAAAAGTGTGAATTAGCTTGTCAACGATATAGGGATTATTTTTATGATAAAACTAAAAATGTAAATGAGTTTGTTAGAAGATCGATCTTATAAAGAACAAATTGAAAAAAGCTATGTATTAACTTTACAAGATCTTCTTACTGGTGTTTCTTATAATGATCTAATTGATGATATAAAGGAGTTTGAAAGAAAAGAAATGTATGAAGTTTGTGAGGGAATAAAGTTAGCACTTGAAAGAGCAAAAAATAAAACATACAACGAAATTAAATTAGAATTATTAAATTATGAAAACAAAGTCGAGCATAGATATAGTCCAAATTAAGTTAGATGTATCAAAAGAATTAGGTTTAAATCTCTCAAAGAATACTAGAAATAGAAGTTATGTTTATGGTAGAGCAATATATTTTAAATTGTGCAAAGAGTTTTCACACGCAACATTATTTGAAATAGGTAAAAGTGTTGGTAGAGAACACGCAAGTGTGATCCACGGTTTAAATGTTTTTGATATGATTGCAATGTATAATGATTCAATAATAAATGTTTATACTAAACTAAGAGATCATCTTGTTAAAGAGAATGAAGAAAGTTTAAAGAAGTATAACGAGGAAATTTACTACAAGATTAAGTATGAAAAATTATTAGCAGAACACGAGGAATTACTAGAGAAGATAACTAAAGTTAGTGGAGTTGTATCATAATCAAAATGGGGAGGAAACCAAAACAATATAAGTATGTCAAAGATAATGATGGTAGGAGGAATAATGGTAGAAAGAAAGGTGTAAGAAATATTGATGTATTAAAAGCCACACCTAGTTCAATAAACAAAGCAAAAGAAAATAGAGTTGCTCTTTCCACTTTAAACGCAATAAGGCAAGTATATGGATCTGAAACTAATTTTTGGATTGATTGTGCTGAGAAAGCAAAGGGGGGTTCTTTTCCCCACGCAAAACTATTAGCAAGTTATAGGTTTGGTAATCCAGGCGACAATCTAAATGAAAATTCAAAAGAGGTTAATATAAATATAAAGAACTTGTTTACAGGCAACCAAGAAGATACGATTGATCTAGATGAAGAAACCACAACTTAATAGTAAATACAATGCACTTGGTAATGATGCTAGATATTTTGTTATTACTGGTGGAAGAGGTAGTGGTAAGTCTTTTGCGATAACTACATTCCTTGCTTTCCTATCTTTTGAAAAAGGACACAAGATCTTGTTTACAAGATACACAATGATTAGTGCAGGTAACTCAATCATACCAGAGTTCTTAGAAAAGCTAAGATTATTTGATATACTAGAACATTTTAGAATAACAAAAGATGAGATCTTAAATTTAAGTAGTGGTAGTTCTATAATATTTAAAGGTATTAGAACAAGTGCTGGTAACCAAACTGCAGCTCTTAAATCTATAAATGGTATTACGACTTGGGTACTTGATGAAGCAGAGGAGATGACAAACGAAGAAGACTTTGATAAAATAGATCAATCTGTTAGGTCAAAGAAGAAACCTAATAGGGTTATAATGATATTGAACCCAGCGACTAAAGAGCATTGGATCTATCAAAGGTTTTTTGCAATGAAAGGTGTAAACCCATCTACAAATACTTGGAAAGATAATGTTACATATATTCATACTACATTTAAAGATAACATAGACCATTTATCTGATTCATTTTTATTACAACTAGAAGACATAAGAAGAAGAAGACCTGATAGATATAACCATCAAATATTAGGTGGTTGGTTAGATAAAGCAGAGGGTGTGATCTTTACTAATTGGAAGACGGGGATGTTTAACGAGGAGTGTGATTATATCTTTGGTCAAGACTTTGGCTTTAGTGTAGATCCAACAGTTCTACTTAAAGCAGCGATAAGTAAAGACTTAAAAAAGATATGGGTAAAGACAATGTATTGTAAGCCAGGTATGGCTACTAAAGAGATAGGCGAGTCAAATAGAAGATATGCAGAGGATAATCTTATTATATGTGATAGTGCAGAACCAAGATTGATTAAAGAATTAAAAGAGTATTGTAATATAAAACCTACCATAAAAAGACAAGGTTCAATATTAACGGGCATAGCATTATTACAAGATTATGATTTGATTGTTGATCCAAATAGTGTTGAATTAATTAAAGAGTTAAATAATTATGTTTGGCACGAAAGAAATAGAAAACCAATATCAAAGTTCGATCACCATATTGACTCACTTCGTTATTGTACTCAATACTTTTTAGCAAATTCCAATAAAGGAGTTTATGTAATCAGATAATCATTAAACGCAATAGGTAGATCCTTAAACGCAGTAGGTGCGTACATAAACGCAATAGGCTGATACATAAACGCAGTAGGTAGATCTCTAATTATCGTTAAACGCAATAGGTTAAGCACAATTTGGTTGAACAAAAGCACCAATGTATGCGAAAGTAAAAACCACTATAAAAAAAGCAACCAAAATTGTAAAGACAAAACCTAAAATTATTGGCTTATAATTAATTATATTCTTTTTCATTTGTCAATAATATGTATATAACTACAAAATATTTTTCTCACTTGACTTGTTTTTTATAAAAAATAATTGTATAAAAGTTTTGTTTATTAAATGTTAATTACTATATTTGAATAATATTAAAATTATATAACAATGAATAATAAATTTACACTACATATAAACGATTTAGAACAAGAGTATTCGGATCGTTTTGATTCGCAATTTTGCGAAGAAATATCTATTGATAAATTAGTAAACTTAATTTTAGATAGTAACCAAGAAAAAACTACTTGGGATGGTAAAATTGCCTTTGAAAAGAAAGACCTAGATACATACTATTATGTATTAAAAAATGGTTGGAAAATAGATAAATTAGAAGAATTAATTATTAACTAATGGGATATACTACTAATTTTGGGGGGGAACTTTGGTTAAGTAACCCCTTACCTAAAAACGAAGTCAAAGAAATCAACGAAGTTTTGACTACTACTAGACACGATCACAAATTATTGCGTGGAAATATGGAAAGACCTTTTCCAAGTATATGGAATCAATGGATTATTAACGACTCTTATTCAACTCAAAGTTTAGTTTGGGATGGTAATGAAAAGTTTTATAATTATATTGGTTGGCTAGATTATATTATTAGAAATTATATGATACCTAATGATATATATTTAAATGGTCGCATACAATGGATTGGCGAAGATAAAAATGATATTGGAGTCATATATTCTGATGACAATTTTATTGATATAGAATATACTCAACTAAGTGAACATAACCCAAATATTTTAATTTGGCATAATATCACAATGCAACAATATTTAAAGGATCAACATAATGATACTATTAAAATAGAAGAATATGTTAAAAATAAAAATCATCAATTATGAATGTAGCAAATTATATTAAAGATTTAGAAGATAATATTATTGAAGAATACCAAGAAATTATTAGTGATAGCGATGACTATGACCAAAATATATTTGATGATGAAATTAACGATTTTATGTATGAATATTTAGATAGTGAATTTATATATTATAAGGATCAACTAAAGTGTATAGAAGAATTACATTTATATTCTTGGGAACATCTAGATAACCCAAAAAGTTTAGGGGAAGTTTGTTTTTATGGAGTAATGGAGGAATTAATGGATAGTGGGAAAATATTTGATAAAGATAATTATATATTTAAGAAAGATGAATAAAGATATAAACTTTTATATAGAGTGTTTAAAAAGAGAATTAAGAAAACCATTAAATGAACACGACCATATGTATACGAGGTATTTAGATACTAAAATATATAACTTAAAAAAAAAAAATAAATTATAAGATTATGGAAAAATTAGAATTAATATTGACTTTTGAAGAAGCTAACCAAGAAATACTTGAGTTAGAATTTCAAAGATCTGACTACCAACGAACTTATGAAGAATATTTACTACAATATTTTGGCGAAGAATTAACTTGGAACAATAAGAAGATTGTTAAAATTAGTGGTTGTTTAATTTCAGAGCAACCAATTAAACTCTCTCCTTTCTTTACAACTTTTATGGAAGCAATGGGGAAGATTTTTAGAGAAGTAGATATTATAGATAATCAAATATATTATTAATTATGGATGAGGATACAAAACAAATTTGGATCAAACTTGTAGCAAATTGGCTATTAGAAACTTCAAGTGTATATTATGAACAAGCACTACAAGATTCTGAAGAACTTTTTGAAACTAATAAAGATGAATTTTTAGAAATATTAAAGGGAATAGAAAATGAGATTTGTTAATACTATAAAAAAAATGTTATATACTTATGAAGAAGAACATAAGTATTTTATTGGAACTTCTGATGGATCTTTCAAAAAGAGAATAAGCGAGAAAGATAATGATAACTTAACTAAATAAAAACAATGAAAAATATATTTAATAAAACATTTATATCAATAAATATAATACTAGCTTTTATATGTTTGTTTATGGCATTGAAAGATTTATATAATGGAGGTAATTCCTTTGGTCATTTCATTACTTATTATATAGTTTTGATCTTGATAACTAAAGTATCAACCTTAATTAGATAAGTATATGGATTGGCAAATAATATTAAATATGCTAATAGCTATTATAATTATAATTATATATGGAAAAATGTAAGTATTGCAATAGTAAAGAGTTAACTTATAATCAATACATAATGGATAGTTATTGTTCAGATTGTGCTAATTGGCAAGAATAAATATAATGGGTTTTCTTTAAGATATAGTTAACGACATTTAGAAATTAAAGAGTAGTGAAATAATTGCACCTTGACTACTCGCCCAACTAAAATGAGCATCGGAGATTTTTCCTTTGCTCATTTTTTTTATTATCGTTAAACGCAATAGGTATGGAGATCTTTGATTTCTTAAACGCAATAGGTAGGAGTGTAATCATTAAACGCAATAGGTAGGAGTCCATTTTTCCCTTATAAATTTTGCCTTTATCATAAAACTAAAAAAGAGCATTTTAGATCCTAAGTGTAAAAAAGAGCATTGTTGATCCATAATAAAAGAGCATAAAAAAACCCCCAATAATATTTGATATTAAAGGGGGATTACATTACAAACTAAATAAACTAAATTGTATTTATCTTAATACTTTCACAAATTTGCCACTCATAATTTGAATGTGCTTCTAGTCCTTTTGATTCTAGGAACTCGTAAAAATATCCCTTTGATATATATTTTTCTTCTAGTTTTGTAATGTTAAAAATGTAAGTTGTGCCATATGCACAAATAATAGTAATGTATAAATTCTTTTTATCTTTCATAATTATAATACTAAAAAATGATAAAAGAATATAAAGAATAATACTATTGCTAATACTTTAGCAATTGACCAACTTAATTTATCTAAGTAATCTATAAATTTATTCATTTTATTTATTTATTTATTTTAAACTCCTTCAAATTTGTCTAAACCTTTAGAAAGTTTAGATTCTAGCTTTGATATTGGAGTTTCTGATTTTACATTTTGCTTTAAGTATGAAGAATATAGTATATTTAATTCTTCATAAGTTAAATCTATTTTAATTGTTTTATTCATTATCAATTAATTTTAAGTTAAGATACTTGGCAACATAATTAATATGTTTGCTAGTAGTTGACGACCAATAACCTAAAGTTATTAATTTGTCGCCTTTAATTTCCCCTACTTTTGTTGAGTAGGAAAATACAAACCCCTTTAAATAATTTCCGTGATTTCTTCTAGTGCTATTTGTGAGCACTATTGTAAGGTTCTCTTTATATCTTGGTTGCTTAATCAACTCAATATCTTCCGATTTAATTAAATTTGTATCCATTATTTTGAATCCCATTTAAAAAAGTTATTTAAATCCCTATAAGTAGCTTTATCATTAAGCAATAATTTAATAGCTTTAGGATCTAAATAATCAGAAGTTTTTATATTTAAATAGTCCCCTACTTTTGCACTATCAAACGAAGATAATATCTTTATATCTTCGCTAAAATTAGAATCTGAGTTATGAAAATACTCGCTAAAATTTTCGGAGTGCATTAAGTTGGTTACTACTTTATTTGCATTTGCCCAACTATCAGAAGTGATAGTAAAATTATGTTTTATTTTATAATCATATTGGGCTAAATAAATTTGATTTTTACTCATTTTTATTTGAATTAGTTTTACAATAAGTCAATGAACTTAATAAGGTTTATCCCTATCATTACAAAGATAGTGAATTCCTACTTATAAACACCTATTGTTGATTAAAATAAAATATAATATTTTCTTATTTAGTTGACAATCAAGATAAGTTTTATTTATATAGTAATAAATGCTTTTAAATTCAAGTCAATTTCCTTATTGAGATATTACCCTATTATTTGAGATAATTAGACATTTCAACGCAAAATGGGATTATGTATGGGTAGATTCCCCTCTTTTAAAAATTCAAGCAAGATCTAGGAAGTAAAAAACCCGATGATAGCTAATTAAAGTAAACACATCGGGTTTATAACCAATTTATAATGAAAAATACATTTTAAATATAATACAACTATGGTAAATCTATGTATTGTACTATAAAGATAGTATATTCTATGTAGATATGCAATTCATATCTTTGATATAACTATTTTTTTGAGTTTTGTTTTACATTTTCATTGCAACAAATAAAATATTGTTAGTTATATAGATATGAGTAAGAAATTCACTATCGATATACCAAAAAGTTTATCCGCTATACCTCTAAAACAATATCAAGAGTACATTAAGACGATTGATTATAGTAATGACAAAGATTTAACTAATGAGCAAATAGAATTTGCAAATTTGAAGTTATTAGAGTGTTTTTGTGGAGTATCTTTAAAGGAAGCATATAATTTACCTTTAAATGAGTTTAGTTTTATTATTAAATACATATCTGATCTATTTAAAGAAGAAACACCATTAGAAAGAACATTTACTATGATAGATCCAAAAGGTGAAGAAAGAAAATTTGGTTTTATACCTAAGTTAGATGATATATCATTGGGTGAGTTTATAGATTTAGATAAATATATAGGTGATTGGAAGAATATGCACAAAGCTATGGCAGTTTTGTATAGACCTATTACTTTTGAGAAAAAGGATTTATATTTAATAGAGGATTATGAGGGTAGTGATATTTATTCAGAAGTAATGAAAGATGCACCAGTTAGTGTTTTATTAGGTGCTATGGTTTTTTTTTACCATTTAGGGAAAGAGTTGTCGGAAGTTATGATGGATTATTTAACGAAAGTGGAAAAGGGGGACTCGATGCTTCATCAAACTTTGGATCAAAATGGGGTTGGTATCAATCAATATATGGACTTTCTCAAGGCGACCCGACAAAGTTTAAAGAAATTACAAAACTCCCACTATTTCAATGTTTAACTTGGTTAGAATTTGAGAAAGAGAAAAACGAATTAGAAGCTAAAATGATAAAACAAAACTATAAATGAGGCAAGTATATACAATATTAGATAAGCTAAAAACCATATTAAGAGCAAATGGAATAACAAAGTATGTTACTTTTGGCGATATATTGCAAGTGGATCTTAACAAGACCACTATATATCCTCTTGCTCATATAATATTTGGCGATGTCAGCTTTAACGATAGAATAATGAGTGCTAGTATTCAAGTTTTATGTTTAGATGTAATAGATGAAACAAATTTAAAACAAGATGAAGATGAGTTTTTTGGAAATGACAATTTACAAGATGTTTTAAACACTCAACTACAAGTTGTTAATCAATTACAACAAGAAATGAGAAGAGGCGACGCTTTTTCTGACAATTTTCAAGTTACTACATCAGTAATAGCCAACCCAATACTAGACCAATATGAGAATGAACTTGCAGGGTGGGGTGTAACAATAAATATTGAAGTTCCTACTAACGAATTATCTCTTTGCTAATGATTTTTAAATCAACCCTAACAACTTTAGAAAGAATAAAAGTAGATCTTGTAAATGAGTTTAAATCTCAGATAGCAAGTAAAGATTTAAAGGCAACAGGTAGATTAGAAAATAGTATTAAAGGTTTTATTACTAAAAGCCCAAAATATCTTAGATTAGATATAACAAGTAAAGATTATTTTGCGTACATTGATGAAGATGGTAGATCACCAGGTAAAAGACCACCATTAGAAAAAATAATGAAATGGGTACAAGATAAAGGATTAGGGAAATCATCAAACATAAAAAGTAAAAGAGTTAATAGATTAAGAGATGTTGCTTGGTCAATTGCAAAAGCTATTGGCGATAAAGGAACAATAGAAAGGTTTAATTATAGTGGTGCTAAAATTACAAGTTTTGTGGATCAAAAATATAGAAATAGAATAACACAAGATATAAAAGAAAGTTACTTATTAGATTTAATGGGTGAAATAAAACCAAACTAAGATGTCAATAAACAAAGTTAATACAAGAAGTCCTTTTTATGTTGTTTCAACAGGAATTGAGGAATCAACAATTGAAAATGCTTCAATAGAAATCTCTGGACCAGCAAAAGGAACTTATGGTACTGATATAACATTATCTATTAACGCAACAAACTTTACACCTCAAAGTTATGCTTGGACTGGTGGTGCGATTGCTGGAAATGCAACTGCAGCTCCTACGTTTACACAAAGTGGAAGTGGATCTTCTGTTATAACTTATGGTTGTACAGTGACTGATTCAAATGGTACTCAATATACTGCGACTAAAGATGTAACTTGGAACTCAGTAACTCAATATGAAATTACTTTGCAAGTAACAAATAGTATAGCAGGTCCAAGTGCTGGTTATACTTTTACTGGTTTAACTTTTAATTCAACAACTGGTTATTGGGAAGCAAAAAAAGTTGGAGCTGTAGGTGCTTCTTATAGTTTTGCTTTTAGTGTAGCTATTAATAGTGGTTATACAGAAGACTCAACTTTAACTTTTTCACCAGTATCACCGATTGCAGGTACTATTGGAAGTTCTGATGCAACTGTAACATCAACTGTAACTGGTACTGTTTCCCTAACAACAGCTTATTATTTAACAAGATCAACTTCTAATGTCTATGAGGGAAATACTTTTGATATTACACTAACGACTGATGGGATAGCAAATGATACAAGTGTGCCTTTTACTATTACAGGGGTACAAGCTGCTGATTTAGTAAGAGGAACTCTAACTGGAGCTTTTATAATAGAAGATGGTCAAGCAACACAAACATTTGCCGCTGTAGCAGATAATACAAGTGAGGGAGACGAAACTTTTACTCTTACACTTGATAATATAAGTCCAACAAATTCAATTAGTGTAATTATAAGTGATACTAATACAAACACACCTGTAAGCATCTTAGTTAGCGCTGATGGATATTCAAACAATAATTTAGCTTGTGAGCAGACTGCAGCAGAAACAGCTTACTATGGATTAGCAACTAGCCAATCTTTAGGTAATGGTGTAATTTTATATAAAACTTCTCAATTAGATAATATACCTAATAACACTTACACAAATAGTGGAGATTATTACAAAATAGGAACAAGTCATTATTGTACGATTGGTGCTGATAATGATGGTAAAATAGATCAATATAACGAATGTCCTACTTTAACTACAAAACAGAAACTTTCTCAAACGAGTGGAACAAACTCAATAATCATCTCGTCTTCTAGTACAAGCACTTTAGGTCCAGATGGTGCAAGTGTTTGTGATTTAGAAGCAGATACTACTGTTTATTATTCAGGGTTTCTTCAAGATGGTGCTTCTCTTTTTACTAATTCAGATTTGACAGCGCCGTTAGGTGGAAGTGATAATTATTATAGATTATTAATTCCAAATTGTACTAATACACTTGTGTCTTATTATGCTAGAGTTTTATCTTATCCACCAGGTTACGTAACAAATATAAATCAATGTGGATTTGATCCTAATGAATATGAAGTTCCTACTTGTGCAGAGAATCTTACTCCTGAAATAGTAATAAGTGATAGCACAATAGATGGAACTGGTACTCAAGTAGCATTTACATCACAAAAATCAACTTTAAGTGTAAGTGTATCAAATTTATCAGGTACTTTATCTTATCAATGGTATAAAGGTACTTCTTCAAGTGGTGGTACAGCTAGTTTAAGTTCTATAAGTGGAGAAACAAGTGATAAATTAATTATTAATGATGGTGGGGAAACGCAAACAAGTGTTGCTAATATGTATTACAATGTAAAAGTAAATGGATCATATGAAGCTGACAATAATTATCTTATAGCTTGGACTGATAGACCATCCTATGCTTGTACTTATGTTTCAGGTGCTTCAGCTAGTAGTGGTGCTTGTTCAGGTGCAGCTCAAACGATATATGGAAATAGAGTAGCTGTAACTGCTTTTTGTGTTCCAGGTGCTATTTTTTATTCTAATCTAGCTGGTAGTAGTTTTGCAGCAGTTGGTTCTTATGCTTTTAACGATGGATCTAATCATAATTATAGATATGTAACGACAAATGGTGTTGCTCAATTATGTGTTGATGGTGGTTGTGCAGGTACTCCAAGCCAACCGACATCTGGTACAATAACTAAATTTACAGGAAAAAGATGTGATGCACCAAGTACATTTCAAAACTTTATAATTAATGATGCACAATATGATAATGAGGGGTATATATTAGACTTAAATGATTTAGGGCAAAATGGTGGTGCTGGTTGTTATGAAATTGTAGAGTTATTTTCTAAAACTGATACTATAACTAATTATATAAGTTTTGATAAAGCAGATGGATTAGTTAGACTTCAACCATATACAAGTTGTTCTGAATGTCAAGGAGAAGCACCAGCACCTCCACCACCTCCAACACCTGAAATAACATATTATTATGCTAGATTTGTTAAAGCTGGTGGAACAACAAACATAACTGCTGTAAGATCAACAGCTCAAATACCAACAGGTATAGTTATAAAAGTTGGTAATAGTTGTAGAGAATATTTAGATGATATTCAAGTAAGTGGAGCAGCAGATATATCTACTTATGTTCAATATTATAATGTAGCTGGTTGTAATGCTTCAATTACACCGACTCCAACACCATCTTTAGCTTATTTTAGAAGATATGGAGATTGTGCAACAAATGGATCTGATATATTAAAAGATTATGGTAGTACAACTGATTTAGGTTCTAACTGGCCAGCTACTATTTATGATGGTACTTGTATGAAAGATATGGGTTCATCAGGTAGTAGTTCAACGCAAAACGTATCAAATTTAATACAATATTTTGATTGTACTGAATGTACAAGTGGTCAAACACCTACTCCAACACCGACTCCAACACCGACTACTCCATATAATAAAGCAAAAATAACTAGCGATACAAGAGCAACAAGTGTTTTAGCTTGTAGTGAACTTACCTCATATAATACTAAAATATTTTACTCAGGTACACTTGGAGATGGTGTTACATTATATACTGATTCAACATTAACGACTAAATACAATCCATCTAGTAATACTTTTGTGAGATCATCTTCTAATTCAACTTTTAGAATTGGTGTTACAAATACTGGTGAAATTAGCAACTTTAGTGTTTGTTAAAATTGTTATATTTGTAGTATGATATTTGAAAAATATTCTGACATACCTAAATTGACTGAATTAGGATTTAAAGTTGTTAAGTGTCCAGATCCTACTTGGGAATATATAAGATCTTATTATGATGATAATAAAGTAAATCAAATAAATGAAGAATTTGAGGGTAAAGATCAATATATAAAAGGAAGTGGTAGTAGCACTTTAATTACTATTACAGATGAATTTAGAAATAAGGTTCATAATGATTTATATGATTTACATAAAGAATTTTGTAATCATAACATAGAAAAAAGTTATGTATATGGAATCAGATCATATAAGAGAGGTGTTGTATTAGAAACTCATAAGGATAGGGTTGAAACTCATCATATAGCTTCTATTATATGTGTTGATAAAGATCTGAGGTGTGGATGTTCTAATAAAGAGTTTGGTGATGATTGGGGATTAGACATTGAAGACCATAATGGTAAATGGCACAAAATATATTTAGAAGTTGGAGAAATGATTATGTATGAATCAGCTGCTTGTCAACACGGTAGACTATCCCCGTTCGAGGGAACTTACTTTAATAATTTATTTGTTCATTATAAATTAGTGTAATACTATATTTTCTTTTTTGGTTATATACTAAAAGAGAAATATGGCAGTATTAGCAACATCAACATTAGATTTATATTGTTGGACAGGAAAATGGTCTGAGCAACCATCAACAGCTCAATATTCAATAACAAAATCAAACCCTGATTCTAATAATACAATAAGATTTGAGATAGGTGAACTTATACAAGATTATGTTGATATTGTATTTGATAATGACTATGGATTATCTTCAAGCCAAATTTCTAATGCTAAAACAACTTGTTGGTGGAGATATGAAAAGACAAATACACATAGTGATGGATCTCCTGATACATTTGAAGTGGTTTATGGAATCGGAACAAAAGGATATAGTTATTTTGAAGATGGTATAAATTCATCATTAACTACATCTAAGATGATTAGTAATGATTATATTTATATTCCAGAGAATGAAACAATAAGAATACCTATTTATATTGGACCTGGTGGTGTTACTAATGTTAAATTCTATAATGTAGATTCATCTGGTAACGAAGTAATAGTTGACACTAAGTCTTATTCATTATATAACCAAGCACCTTTAGGTCCTGAGGATTCTAATAATTATATTCGCTATGCTAGTAGTGGTGTAACTTCAACAAAAGTTGAGGTAATATCAGCTAACACTTCTCTTTCTACATATTCATCTACAACATCAAGTGGTACTGAAACATTATATGTAAAGTATTTAGATTGCTCTAAATATAATAACTATAAAGTTTCATTTGTAAATAAACTTGGTGCTATACAAGATTTATGGTTTAACAAAAAGAGAACAGATAAATTTGAAATAGAAAGAGATAGTTTTTCCACAAGCACAATAACATCTACAACATCAAGTGTATCTTATAATTTATATGATCCATCTACTATTGTTCAAGATGTTTCAAGTAAAAAAAGCATAATATTAAACACAAGTTTTGTTAAAGAAGAATATAATGAAGTAATAAGGCAATTATTATCATCAGAGGATATTTGGATTGTAGAAGACAATAAAACAATACCTATTTTAGTTAAAGATTCAAATTTTACTTATAGAACCCATCTAAACGACAAACTTGTTAATTATACGATAGAGTTTGAATATGCGTTTAGTGGAATTAATACTATAAGATAATGAAACAAGTTGTACAATTATTTATAGATAATGAGCAAGTTGATGTATTTGAAAGTGGTTCAATAAACATCCAATCATCAATAAAAGATCTGAGAGATCCTGGTAAAGTGTTTACTGACTTTAGTAGAGATTTTACTTTACCTGCTTCTAAAAGAAATAATAAAGTATTCAAACATTTTTACAATTATCATATAGACGATGGTTATGATGCTACACAAGCCAAAGAAGCAAGAATAGAAATAAACAACAAACCATTTAGACAAGGGTATATTATGCTAGAGGGTGTTGATTTGAAATTTAATAGACCTTATTCATATAGAGTAACTTTTTATGGTAATACTAGGTTTATAAAAGAGCAATTAGAGAATACAAAATTAAGTGAATTATCATTTTTAGATAATGTAGAAGTGATTTATGAAGCAACAGGGACTAATAGTATAAAAGATTATCTTACTACTTCTAAAAATGTAACAATAAATAGTGTTAGTCATACACAACCAGTTGTCGTACCACTAATAACCCATACTGAAAGATTATATTACAATTCTAGCAAATATGACGCTTCTAGTAATCCTAGTGGATTTTATGGTCAATTTGATGATGGTAATTTATATTATGACGCAGCAGACTACCCTTTAAACACTAAAAGAAATGGTGTTAGTTGGGATCAATTAAAACCAGCTGTAAGGATTGACTTTATATTAAAAGCAATAGAGGATTTATTAACAAAAACAACTGGACAAACTGTAACCTTTTCAACTGACTTTTTTAATTCATCAAATTTAGATTATTATAATCTTTATATGTGGCTTCATCAAAAAGAGGGTAAAGTAAGACCAAAAGGATCTGAGGGAGAAATACAAACTATAATAAACACTTTTAGTATAGGAACATATACTTCTACTCTTGATAGTGGTTTCTCTGCATTTACTGCAAAAGCAATAAACGCAATAGACAATTCAACTGGTACAGCTGGTAATAAAATACAATTATCTTTTAATAGCGAAAAGGTTGATAGTGTAATAGCAAGATTAAGTTTAGTTAGTACCTCAAGTACAATTCCTTTTGATTTATTAATATTAAAAGATGGATTTGAGTTTTTTAGTGAAAGACTACCACCACACACAAGTACAAATGATTTTGTTGAAGTTGACTTAGATCCTGGTACGTATGAGTTTATTGTTATTACCAATAGTTCTGACACAGGTACGATAAATTTTAATAGTGGTTTTAGTTTAGAATTATTAGCAAGACTTGATGAGGGAAATTATGGAGAACAATTATCTGCTACTGATGTAACAATAACAGCCACAAATAAAACAACAAATGCAACTCCTAATTTTTTAATTAGCCAAAACTTACCTGATATTAATATTATAGAATTTCTAACTTCTTTATTTAAGATGTTTAATTTAGTTGCTGAGGTAGAAAACACAAGCAATACGAGTAAAACAATAAAAGTAAAAACATTAGATCAATTTTATGCTTCTTCAACTACTTCTTTAGATATTACTAATAGTGTTGATATATCTCAAAGTAAAATAGATAAATCACTACCATACACAAGGGTAGTTTTTAAATATGAAGATGTTGGTTCTATGTTAGCAAAACAACATAGTGAAATAGCAAATAATACTTGGGGTGGGGAACTCTTTGATGTTAATGAAAATAAAGAGGGTGTGTCAAGATCAAGATTTAGTTCTGATTATGAAATAGAACCAGCTTTTGGTCATATGAAATTTGAAAGATTATTAGATGCAAATAATAGTAATGCAACTACTGAACTTATGGTTGGGTTTAGTGTAACAAAAGGTCAAGAAGATCCAAATGAATTTAATGAGGAAAAATACAATCCATATATCGGTAAACCAATATTGTTTTATCCTATATTAAAGCCAGTTTCTGGTGAAACTCCCAATACTATACCTTATGTATATAATAATAGAGGTGCTAGTACAACAATTTCAACATATTTTGTTCCTAGTAATACTGTGAAATTGGAAACTTCTTCAACTAATCATTTTGGATCAGAAAGAAGTGAATGGGATGTAAAAACAAATTTACCAGCTTATGAAGACAACTTATTTTCTAATTATTACAAAAACTATATTAAAAGTGTTTTTAGTTCTAAAAATAGATTATTAAGTATAAAAGCAAATTTAACAAATGCTTTTATGAGTAATTATTCTTTAGCTGATAAAATTATTTATAGTGGTGAGTCTTATTTTATTAATAAGATAAATGCTGATATAACAAATGGTAAGTCTAAAATAGAATTAATCAGATCATACAATGTAATTGACTTTTTATGTTTAGAAACATTATTTGAAGTTAGGGTTGAAGCGATAACTGGTGGTCATTTATATATATTTAATAATAAATATGGTGTGTATCAATTAGGAAATGCTACTTATACTTTTAGTAATGTTCCAGCAGCTCATCCAATAGCTTTTCACAACTCTGGTAAAACATCATTAATTACATATAGTGGTACTACTGTTGGTGGTACAAAAACAGGATTAGATGGTAACACATATACATATTATAGTGGAGATATTACTGTTGTAGTAAGTGGTGATTTTGGAACTATTAGTTATGAGTGTTATAACCACGGTTATATGGGTGGTCAAAACAACTTAAAGTATAATTCAGGTTGTGTAGTAAGTGTAGCACCAACACCAGTAACAGGGACACTAACAGTAGATGCAACAGACATTAGTGTTGATAGTGCATTAATAACAGCGGATCAAACTGACGAATAATGATAAAAGAAATAGTTGAAATGTTAAAAATAGATAACTTTTATGGAGTAAGTGAAAGAATTGATATTGCTAAAGGAAAATACAAAGCACCTTTAACTTTTTCTGAATCAAAAGATATAATTAAACGCAATTGGTATGGCAAATAATAGTGAACATTTAGTATATACAATTGAGATAACCGAAAAAGGTACTTATAAGGTTCAAGAGTTAAATCTTGAAGTAGATGAGGCAAGTCAGTTATTTCAAAAATTAAACGAAAATATAACTAAAAACACTAATGCTAGTCGATTAAATGCAGATGCTCTACAAGCAAACATTTCTCAATTAAAAAAGTTAAGAGATACAACAACCACTACAAATGAACTTTATAGAAAACAAACAGATCAAATAAGGATCTTAGAAAAAGAGTATAGAAAACTAACAGCAGTTACAAATACACAGACTGATAAAACAGGTCTAGCTTCTGCAACTCTTGTTGAATTTAGTAGGGGTATTCAAGATGCCAACTATGGTTTTAGGGGTGTTGCAAACAACCTTTCTCAATTAACTACATTAATGACCACTTTAATTGGTACTACAGGTGGTCTTAAAAATGCTTGGAACGCACTTACAGCTGCGTTTACAGGTCCGATAGGATTTTTAGTAGTAGCAAACCTTATTATTGCTTTCTTTGAAAGACTAGAAATTCAATCTCAAAAAAACACTAAAGCGATAAAAGAGAATACTGACGCATTGGAAGAAAATATCAAAAAAAGGAGAGAGCAATTAAAATTACTAAAGGGCAACATTGATTCATTAACAAGAGAATTAGAATTATTATTAGGAGTAGGTGGTACTGGTATGTCTGCTGCTCTATTGAGATCGGAAGAAACTATGTTTGCATTACAAGCATTGTTATTAGACGCAGGGGCTAAAGAGGCAGAGATGTTAACAGATGCTAATATTTTTATAGAAGAAAGAGCTAAATTAGCTTTACAATTATATCTAAGAGAAAAATTACAATTAGATTTAGATAAAGCAATCTTAGCATTAAATCAGGAAAAAGATGATTTTAAAAAGAAATCTCATTTAGGAAATGTAGCTAGAATACAAGAAGAAATAAAACTTAACGCAGATCTTATAGATTCAATAGTTAATGTCGATGATGTAGAAGTAAAAGGTGAAAAGAAGAAAAAGAAAACTAAGGAACAACTTGAAAAAGAAAGATTAGATTTTGAAAAGTCGGTTGAAGATGCTTTAGCTGTTTGGGAAGAGCAAAAATGGCTATTAGAAAGAGAAAGGTTGCAAGAGCATTATGATAAACTTATCGAGATGACTAGAGCAAAAGGCGAAAGCACAATAGCTTTAGAAACGGCAAAATTTGCAGCATTAAAACAAATGGATGAGAAAAGAGAGGAAGATTTAAAAGCAAAAGAAGAAAAAGAAAAGGCAGAAGCAGAAAGAGAAGTTGTAAGACAAATAAGAATATCTCAAGCACAAGTTAGAGTAGAAGAAGAAGCATTAAAACAACATCAAAAAATAGCACAAGCAAGAATTGGATTTGCAACTCAAGTTTCTGGGATACTTCAAACCTTAGCAGGTGAAAACGAAGAAATGGCAAAAGTAGGTTTAATACTTGAAAAGGGAGCTGCTATTGCAGATATTGTAATAAAATCACAACAAAGTGTTGCTACTCAAACAGCAGCTTCAGCAGCCTTTAAATTAAAAACGGAAGCAGCTTATGCTGGTTTACCAGGAGGGTTTTTAGTAGCTAAAGGATTAATTGCAGCAAACCAAATGTCCCTTAAAAAAAATATATTAAACACAAAAATTTCAGCTGGTTTAAGTATTGCACAAATATTAGCGACATCATTAGCACCAAAAGGAAACGACATAGCAGCTGTGTCAGCACCAAGCGAATCATCAACATCAGCTCCACAAATACAAGCACCATCGTTCAACGTAGTAGGTGCAACTCAACAAAGCCAATTAGCACAAGCAATTAGTGGTCAAGAGGAAAAACCTATTAAAGCATTTGTAGTTGCTGATGATGTTACTACAACACAAGAATTATTAAGAAAAGCGGTAGCTGGTGCAACCTTAGGATAAAACAAAATATATATAAAGAGTTATTTAAGTATGGAAAACATTATTGAGTTAATTATTGATGAAGATAACGAGATAAGTGGAATTGAAGCTATTTCAATAGTAGAGAACCCTGCAATAGAAGAAGATTTTATAGCATTGAAAGAGCATAAAGAGATCCGATTAGCAGAGGTAGATAATGAAAAAAGGATCTTAATGGGACCTGCACTTATTCCTAATAAAAAGATATTCAGATCAGGTGGCGAACAAAGTGATGATTACTTTATTTACTTTTCCGAAGACACTGTTCGTAAAGCATCAGAGTTATTCTTTATTAAAAGCAAACATAAAAATTCAACATATGAGCATACAATTGAATTAAATGGTATGTCAGTTGTTGAATCTTGGCTTATAGATAACCCTAAAAAAGATAAATCTTCAAATTATGGTTTTGATCTTCCTAAAGGTACTTGGATGGTATCGATGAAAGTATTAAATGATGATGTTTGGGAAAAAGTAAAAAACGAAGAAGTTAAGGGATTTTCAATAGAGGGATTCTTTGCAGATAAAATGGAAAGACCAAAAGAGAGCATAGAAGAAAAAGCATCTTTTGATTGGGATAAATGTGATGAGTGTGAAGAAGTTTGTGATGAATGTAAAGAGGAATTAAAAGCACAAAATAAATTAGAAGAACTTATAAATAAATTAACATAATGCCAGGATACTACCCACAAAGAGAAAAAAATACCAAATCTAGTAAACAAACTAGAAGAAAAAATGCTACCGTAAGCAAGACAAGTCCTAAAGCATCATCAAGAGGTTGTTTGTGTCCAGATGGAAAAACATACTCTAAAGATTGTTGTGATGGAACTCTTGAAGCACAAGGAGTTGGTAAGGTTTAAAAATACAACAAATTTTTCTTATATAGTTACTTTATAAAATCATAATATTATGAAAGCAAGTGAAGTAATAAATAGATTAAAGGACGTTCTTTTGTCTTCTACTGAAACTGAAGAAGTAGCTAAAACTACTACAAAAGAGGATGTTGAATTAAAGGAACAAGCACCTGAGGTGCAAAACGAAAATGTTTCAGAAGAAAGTTCTTCTGATAAAAACATTGATAATTCTACTTCATCAGAGGATATAAGAGAAATCAACTATTCTGCAGATGAAGTTACTTCTGATTCTAAGGAAGAAATTAAATCAGAGGAATTAGAAGAAGAACCTCAAGAAGAAATTGTTGAGGAAAAAAGTCCTGAATATGCAACTAAAGATGAAGTTGCTGAGGTTAGGGCTATGGTAGAGAAGTTAAGAGGTATGATAGAAACTAAAGATGAAGCATATGCTGAAGTTCCACAAGAACTATCGTCTGAGGAATCTACTGAACCTTTATCTCATTCACCTGAAAATGAAGTAAGTGAAAAATTAGGTGTTAGATATGCAACTAATGCAAACACAAACACTACTTACTCAAGAGTATTAAACGCAATATCTAATAATTAAATTTTTAAATAATGTCAACAACAATAACAACATCAAATGATGTATTAAGAGCAAGATCAAAACAACACACTCTTACTACAACTCAAGAAGTATATGCAAATCAAGCTGGTGGTGAGTTTAACATAGCAACTGATGCTATTGTTATCACTTTGCCAGAGATTAATGCCAATAATATTGGTATGGAATTTACATTCAGAAACACAGGAGCAGATGGTAATAACATCATCACTATATCTCCTGCTGCTGCTGATGGTGTAAATGGAACTATCGCTAACGCAGCTGCAGATTCAGTAGCTGGTGGTGTAGTAGATAAAGACTGGGTTAACACAAAAGCTACAGCAAACAAAGGTGATTGGTGTACTATTAAAGCAATAGCTGCAACTACTTGGTATGTAACAGGTGGTGTAGGAATATGGGCATCAGAAGCATAATCAAATATTAATCAAATAAATTCGTAAAAAATGGCGACAACAAATAATTTAACGACAACTTACGCTGGTGAATTTGCTGGGAAATATGTTTCTGCAGCTTTATTATCAGGTAAAACTTTGGCAGAGGGTAACCTTACTATTAAGCCAAATATCAAATATAAAGAAGTAATGAAAAAGGTTGCAACTAATGACATCGTAAAAAATGCTAGTTGTGATTTTGATCCTACTTCAACATTAACTCTTACTGAGAGAATTTTAACTCCAGAGGAGTTTCAAGTTAACTTACAATTATGTAAGAAAGACTTTAGAGGAGATTGGGAAGCAGTACAAATGGGATATTCTGCATTTGACAACTTACCACCATCTTTCTCTGACTTTTTAATTGCTCACGTAGCAGATAAGGTAGCACAAAAAATGGAACAAAACATTTGGGATGGTACTAATGCAAATGCTGGTGAGTTTGATGGATTTAAGACTACACTATTAGCTGACGCGGATGTAACTGACGTTGCTGCAGTTGGTGGTGGTGTTCTTTCAACAAACGTAGTAGCAGAACTAGGTAAAATTGTAGATGCAATTCCAAGTGCTGTTTATGGATCTGAGGATTTATTAATGTATGTTTCTAATAACATTTATAGAGCATATGTAAGAGCTTTAGGTGGTTTCGCAACTAACGTAGGTGCTGCTGGTACTGACAACAAAGGTACTCAATGGTTCAATGGTGGTGCTTTAACATACGATGGTATTAACGTTGTAATGGCACCAGGTCTAGCTGACAACACAAGTGTAGCTGCTGAAAAAGGTAACTTATTCTTTGGTACTGGTCTAATGAACGATCAAAACGAAGTTAAAGTTATTGATATGGCAGACATTGATGGAAGTCAAAATGTAAGAGTGGTAATGAGATTTACAGCGGGTATTCAACACGCAATTGGATCTGACATTGTACTTTACTCTTAATAAATAAATTGTATAACTGAAAATTGGGTGCGTAAGCCGAAGTGCCTACCACCCTTTTTTTTTAAAATATTAACGATATGGCTTGTGATTTAACAAAAGGAAGAAAAGAACCTTGTAAGGATGTAGTAGGTGGTATAAAATCTGTCTATTTTGCAGACTTTGGGGATATAACTATTGCCTATGATTCAACTGACACGGATGTAGTTGAAGATCTAGGAACAGTAACAGTTTTTGAGTACGAAGTAAAAGGGAACTCATCTTTTGAGCAAACAATTAATAGTTCAAGAGAGAATGGTACAACATTCTTTGAGCAAACTTTAAACTTAACACTACACAAATTAACTGTGCAAGACCACAAAGAATTAAAACTTTTAGCTTATGGAAGACCTCACGTAATTGTGCGAGATTATAATAATAACGCATTTTTAATGGGTGCTAATAATGGTGCAGATGTAACAGGTGGTACAATTGTAACTGGAGCATCAATGGGAGATTTAAGTGGATATACATTGACACTAACTGGTCAAGAAAATCTACCAGCTAACTTTTTAGAGGGTGCTACAGCAGCTGATCCATTCGCAGGGATGACAGGAACAGTAACTGTAACACAAGGTACTAATTCTTAAACATAGTAGGTTCTTAAACGCAAAAGGGAGTCATTAATCTTATGATTCCCTTTTTTTGTAAACAAATATGAAATATTTAGTTATATACTTATGACAACATTATTACCAAATACTAATGCTCAAATAATTAGTATAATTCCAAGATCTTATGTTGTAGCATCGGATTTAACATTAAAAATAATTGAAGATGGTACTAAAAAAAATCAGTCATTAACTGGTTTAACAAGTGCTTTATCTTCTAATGGAAACTTCTTAAATATATCTTGCACTTTTAGTATTTTAGCTGAAGATGGTAATTATTCATTTGAGATCAAGCAAGGCACAACATTATTGTATAGAGGTAAGGCATATGCTACTTCACAAGTAGATTACACAACAAGTCATACTTTAAATAGTGGTAAATACAACGAATATGTTGGTGGAGATACAAATGAGCAAAAATATATAGTAATATGAACAACAATTTAAAAATAATCAATTTAGCAGGTTACGAAATTCCTAGAGTAATTGAAAGTAAAAGACATAATTGGGTAGAGTATGGTGAAAACAATTCATACTTCGATGATATTATAGAAAGATATTTGGGTAGTCCAACTAACTCTAGATGTGTTAATGGTATTGTAGATATGATTTATGGTAGAGGTTTAGATGCTACTGACTCAAAAGAAAATGCTGAAATGCTAGGAAAAATGGAAGCTATCTTAGATGGTAATCAATTAAAAAAAATAGTTAATGATCTGAAGTTATTAGGACAAGCATCAATACAAGTAACATATAACAAAAGAAAAACTCAAATCAATGGTATATTTCATTACCCAACTGAAACTTTAAGAGCAGAAAAAGCAAAAGATGGTAAAATAAAAGGATATTACTACCATCCTAATTGGAAAGATATAAAACCAAACGACAAACCTAAAAGAATACCTGCTTTCGGTTTTGGTACTAAAAAAGAATTAATAGAGATATATTGTGTAAAACCATATAGACCTGGTTTTTATTATTATTCTCCAGTTGATTATCAAGGTTGTTTACAATATTGTAACCTAGAAGAAGAAGTGTCAAATTATCATTTGAATAATATTCGTAATGGTTTACAACCATCAATGTTATTAAACTTTAATAATGGAGTACCTGGTGATGAAGCACAAGATATGATAGAAAGAAAAATATATGATAAGTTTAGTGGATCATCAAACGCAGGTAGATTTATTCTTGCATTTAACGAAGATGTTGACACTCAAGCAACAGTTGAACCAATAAACCTCCCTGACGCACACGCACAATATGAGTTTCTAGCTAAAGAGTCAAGAGAAAAAATTATGATTGGTCACGGAGTTGTTTCCCCTATACTACTTGGTATAAAAGATAACACAGGTTTTGGAAATAACGCAGAAGAATTAAGAACTGCGTCAATACTTATGGACAACATCGTTATTAGACCATTTCAAGCACTTTTAATAGATTGTCTAAAGACTATTTTAGCTTTTAATGAAATATATCTAAATCTTTATTTTGTAACCTTACAACCTATTGAATTTACTGAATTAGATAATATAGCAACAAAGATTAAAAGGGAAGAAGAAACAGGTGAAAAGTTGTCTAGTGATGAAAAATTAGATATGAGTGATGATGAAGCAGATGACATATTTAGTCAACTAGAATCTTTAGGGGAAAAAATAGATGATAATGAATGGGAACTTGTACATCAAGAAGTAGTAGAAGATTCTGAAAATAAGTTTGATTTGACAAAAATGTCAAGCGAAGCAACAGAAAAGGATGCAAAACCAAGTAAAGAATCATATCAAGACACTGCTACATATAAGGTCAGGTACTCTTACACACCTATTAAAAAATCTATTAATAGTAGAAAGTTTTGTATTAGTATGGAAAACCTATCTGAACAAGGTCTTGTGTTTAGAAAAGAAGATATTACAATGATGTCTTTTAAGGGTATTAATAAGGAATTAGGGCATAAAGGACAAAATTATAGTTTGTTTAAATACAAAGGTGGGGTTAATTGCCAACACAAATTTATGTTAAACGTATATAAGAAAAAAGTAGATGGATCAAATAAAGTTTCAATTGGACAAGCAAAAGAGGATGGGTTTAGAGAGCCTGAGAATCCAAAAGAATATGCAATAGCACCAAAAGATATGTCGAACTCTGGACATCATCCAAATTATAAAAAATAATGAAAGCACTATTTATAACACTAAAAGAATTAAAAAGGAAGTCCATAATAGGTGGAAATGTAGATCAAGATAAATTGATTCAATTTGTTGAAGTTGCACAAGATACATATGTTCAAACTCAACTTGGAACTAAACTATATGATAGATTACAATATGAAATAATAAATGATAGTGTAACAACTGTCAACCAAACATTAATAGATACTTACTTAAAGCCAATGTTGATTTGGTATAGCCAAGCTACATTAATTCCTTTTATTGCATTTCAAATTTCAAATGGTGGTGTTTACAAGCATAGATCTGAAAATTCAGATAGTGCTAGTTTAGACGAAATAAATAGTTTGGTTGATGAAGCAAAAATACAAGCTGAGTTTTATACTCAAAGGTTTATAGATTTTATGGATCAGAATAGTTCTGATTATCCATTATACACAAGTAATCAAGATGGGGGTATGTACCCAGAGAGAGATCAAAACTTAACAGGTTGGGTGTTATGATAAAAGAAAGAGGTAAGTATAAACCTAAAAAAGAAAACATAACTAAATTAAAGAGTTATATAAAAAAGATAAAAGATGTCATTCGGGTCAATTTATGAATTAAGTGATTTTGGAGATGTTAATGCAACAAATGGATGGGGAAATATTTATCCTTTTGATGCAGATGGTTCATATTTAAGATGTGATACAACAAAAGAAACTGTGGATGACACAAGTATAACGGCAGA